TTTTTTTTTTTTTTTTTTTTTTTTTTTTTCTTGTTCAGTTGGTGTTGTCTTGCTAATCACCCTTCTGAAAAGGAACTGAGTTGGTGGAACTATATATCCATGCGTACCAACGCGTCTACCACGTCCCCGCACACCTTAGGCGCAGTGTACCGAGAATTTCCTTTCACATTAACCAGTTTTCCGTTCTTGCCTGGTCTCACCCACCCGTCGCAGTAGTCAACACACGACTGGGCTAGGCGAGCATAGACGTCGACAAGATCGTCGTAACCTATACCGTAAACTTCTCCAAGGAAATCCCCGAATTCGGGAACAGGATGCGGTGACACGCTAGTCACCATAGCACGAATATTCTCCACTCCTCCCATCTCTTGCAACTTGCCGAGGCGGAGATCGAAGAAGGGTTTGTCTGAAAGTTGATCAGCTGTATTGACCAGCAACTCACGTATACCGGGCACGAACCTATGCTCGTACGCAGCAGACAGATACTTGCCTGCCATGTAATCTCTATCGTTAACCTGAGTATTTCTATTTGCTCTCAGGTTTAACTTGGCTAGGACGCGACCGAATTGGGGGACGGGACGGCAACCTGCGGTGGAACGGACGTACCTCTTGCGATAAAAGGTAGCATGGTGGCGACTGACTTGGGGTACGACTTCTGCTTTCATGCCTGAAACAGAAGTCACTGCGTGAATCCCCGCCTTGACTGCGTCAGCGTCACCTTTAACGTATCCGAGGTAATCGTCCCCGCCGTGGATGTTTGTGCTCTCTGTGATGCGGGCCTTTTCCAAAGCTGCCTGCATCAAGCTCATGCTCACGTAAGAATTCCCGGTGGTGGTGGTCGTTTCGCCAGACCAACGCTCACCTTCAACATGTGCGGATATTCCATATCGCGTCCACACACGTACTTTCACGTTCTTCGCGAATTCACGAACAAACCACTGCGGAGCCCCGAGTTTATAGTAGAACATCGCTTCTGGACGGCGAAATTCTGCTGATTGGCTCCCATCATTATTCTTCATGTCGCTTTCGATTGGCTCGCCCTCAGACTGCTCCATAACATCACCCAACTCTTCCCCTGAGACACCACAGGCATATATAGCTCTATTGCCAGTGTTCTTGGGGTTGCGTAGGGAAAAGATGGCCTTCATCCTGTCATTTAGCTCCATTATGACAGGGCCAGTCAAAGCATTGTATATATCGGTTCCTTGATATACAACACGCGGCTGGGTCTGGTGCGCCTTCAAAAGCACTTCTTGCTTCGCGAACACATGTTTTTCGTCCCCCTGGTACTCCCACTGATGCCCCTCCATGGCTTCAACCAAACGTGCTGCCTTAGCGCCACCGCACTTTTTCAAGTACTTCTCGACAAGCTCTTTGTCTACTCGAATAGTCTCCATAGGATCGAACTTGGCCATCAACAGGTCATGTCCACGGAGAAAACTATCCAAGTTCTCAAGAGAAGGCTTATAATCGCAGCGCTTCTTCATTGCTTGTGCGGTGGCCGCAGCATCGTTAGTGGGAACACAAATGGGGACCTCTGCCAGTATAGCGCCTTTTGCTACCCCAACATTATCGTCTGGGGAGTCATCTTTGACACGGCATACATTGACATTTGCCTTTATGTTCTCGAACTTTACCTCGTGATCGTAGCGGGTGTGGTGATTGGACTCTAGGCCTTCATCCACTACCTCCGAGCGTTTCTTCTTCGCATCTGGGCGGGAAGAACGGTTCTTTTTCGGAATTGTGATAGGAGCGTGTGCTCCAAATTGTATTTTTGTATTCAT